CCGAGCGTTCAGATACGCTTAAAGACTTATAATCTGGTAGTTTGTTTGATAGCTCCTTAAGCTACCAACCATCATTAATGAACACTGCTCCCTCCAGTTTCTTAAAACTAAAAAGGCATATACAAATTGCCTCTCTCCTATGCTCTACAGAATCACCTATTGCAAACTTATAACAGTCTTTAACAGATGACCCTTGCATAGCATCCCATAATTTATAGGGATAACCATACTTATGGATCTGCTGTCGATCCGTCTGTCTGATTAACCCTTTGGGGGCTACAGGCGGAGATAGTAAGAAACTGAGGGGGTAGTCCCTCCATGTAGACACTTTGGCATACCATACCACATACTCTAAATGCATGATAATTAGAGATTGAATATGAAACTCAAAGAGTCGTTCTGACTCCTCTGACCAAAGCAAACGAGCTTCCAAAATAGATAATTCATCTAATTCTGGTTGCTTCATTTGCGAAATCAGGAAATCATATGCGAATCCCTCTTGGTAACAATCCAACAAAGAGAATGTTGGATATGTTAACCATAATTTCATATCCAGTGGATATAGTCCGCTAGGAGAATGAAGACTTACCATCAACCTTCTCCACTTCCGACTTAAGGAACCCATCACTTTATAAGGGTCCCTATTCGCCTGAAGTTTTGAATACACTTTATAACCTGCTCCTTTTAGCCGAAAGGCACCTTTTAAATCTGGCACCTCCAGTTTGGAGAAAACAAATGGTGGTGAATAACGATCCAACACTCTAATCAGAGGCATAGAAAGTGGACTTACGTCCACTCTAGATGCCAAATGATTATTCATGATAAATCGCTTCGCGAATTCACAACACCCTCGATCAGAGATGAGAGATTTATCTTTAGATAATACTCCCCCACTCGCCTCGAGCATAATAGCGTAATTCTTAGCGACCTCAGCGTCACCTATGACTAAATCATCGCCTAATATAGCATAGTCATGAAAGTCAACCCCGGGATATGCAGCCTCGGCTGAAACCCACACAATAAGGTGATGAACCATTGTGAAGATTGACCAAGAAGAGTAAAGCCCAAGAGGCTGACCTCTCCTGTAGTAGGTTCTCCGAGGTCTCTCGGGTTTATATCTACTATCGGGGACGTTTATACTCGATGTGGTCATCAACGCAAACCAACACCTGCTAAACTCTCTCCCAAAGAAAGACGTAACCAGAGCTCGAAGAATCTCAGCAGGATAAAGATCCGTTGCTGATTTCAGGTCAAAAGAGAATAAGTGCTTCTTTCCAATCAAACCCAACAAAGGTTTTGTTTGGTTGTAAGTACCATCTGTCTTTAATGTTGACAGAACTCCCATAGACCAATCATGCAAAGGGTAGAGCAGCATTTGTATTACTGAACTACACATTACAAACAAACGGACCTTGCCAGCATGCTCAAGCTTAACAGCTAACTTAGTAAGATCGAAGGGACGCTTTATAAAGTCTGAGTAAACTATATCTATAGATTTACCCATCGTAAATAAGTAATCCCAAATAGTGTATTCATTCTCGCTATGGGAGAGACCTGCTTCCTCAATAACATCTCCAGGAATGAAGATGCGATGAGGAAAGAAGAGCTCTCCAATAGTTTGGATAAACTCACTATTCCACCATGCCATTAAGGCTCCCGCATCCAAGGTAAGTACATGATAAGCAGTTAGCTTAGAAAACTTACTCAAACCCAAAAGACTTAGGTAAGATTCCCTGGTTACTGGAAAGTTAGTGTTTGGACCTGCCGAAAGGACAGGCCTAAAACGATAACCTAACCTTAAAGGATGATAATGGAGACTAGGACAATATCGATCATAGAACGCATAGGCTCTATCTTCCATAAAGTCAATAGTCTCTACAATCGTACTAGTTAAGTGGGACCCCTCGGTCGCAATGGTAGATACGTCTATCTGCCGTTTTGACCTAGGAAGGATCTTTATGATTCTAGATAGTGTACACACAGATAACACTATCTTAACAACCATAGGATCAATCTCCCCTCTCAACCGTTTCCGGTAGATTGGAGGAATAAAGCGGGGTATACCACTACGTGTTAGAGAAATAAAGACCTTTTGATTATGCATCAGAGGCCTCTCTGCACCAACATACTGCTGCAGGTGAAAGCCAACCTGCTTCAAATAAATGGAGGTGAAGAGGAGACCTGACCTTTGAGAGATCTGGTATATTCTCTTACTCATTGCATATAACGCAATGCAGTGACCTTTTGATGGACCACCAGAGACGCAGATGAGAATCCTATTAAGGACACCCATAATGCGCCGAGTGTGTTCCAACACACCCCGCCATCCCCGCGCTCCTATTCGCTCTATTAATTTAAATAAAGTTATGTTTTGCATAATAAAATTTATCTTAATAAAGTTTGAATAAAGAGCAGGAGGAACTCGCCTGCACTCAAGACCCACAAGAGACCGAAATCTCTCATGTTCGAGAGAAGGTTGGCGCTTGGTGATAAATCAAGCAGAAACTTCTCTTTCCCGACCCTTGAAGGGGTCAAATAAAAGAAGTATCCTAAGGTTATTCTTAGAATACGACGTAAACGCCGCCTCTAAGGGTGCCTCTCAGGAGTGACCCAAAAGTTGATCGGTGGTAAGCCGAGCTTTCAGATTACGCGGCAGATTATCAATCTGCCCCTTACGAGTATGAAAC